CTGATTTATTAAAAACATTATATACTAGTCTTTTAGGACATTTAATATAAATATTGCAATATTTTTGTTTTATGATATCCGATATAGGTGTTATATTAAGCATTAATGATGGATATAAATATAATTTTATAAATCTATTTTTCAATTTTTATATTTTAATTGATTTATATATATTAATCGTAATCATGTATTCATTAATAAAATTGTTAATATTAATATTATTTTTTATTGGTATATTATTTATTTCTGTTGATTTAATAAAAGAAAATAAAATATGTCCGCCTGAAAAAATAGTATATAAATATATTCCAAGAACATTTGAAGAAGAACAAAATTCTCCTGTATATGTCTCAGATATTTTCAGAACAATGTTCGCTAATCCATCACCATGGGTTAGAAGCAGTCAAGATGTTGATACAAGAAAAACAGAAGCGCTTAATAAATATTTTATTAGTCAGGCATAATAAACAACAATTTGAATTAAATTAGATTAAATTCAAATTAATTAAATTTTTTTAATTTTAAGTTTTTTATATTTTCTTTTTTCATTTATTAAATTTGATATTTCATTTGTATCTATTTTTTTTTTAAATTCTCTATAATTATTTGTATGGTAATTTTTAAATTGTCTACAACCTAATCTAAAATCACTACCTCTTAAATCAGGAGCTTTATACCAAAATAATTTATTATTTAATATTTTACTACCAGTTTTTTTATTCAAAACCATACAACCATAATCATTAGTTAATTGTAAAAAAACTTCTCTAAATGATTCAACTGATGGAAATAATCCAGCATAATGATCATATAATCTTTTAACATTTGAAAATATATCGTCATATAACATGAATACATAATCAAAATTAGATCGTAAATCCGGTGCAATTCCTAATGAGTATTGCATTGTTAATATAAATGTTATGTCATAATGTCGGCCATTCATTAATAATTCTTTTATCATTGGATCTTTTGACCATATTGTTTTAGATGCTAAACAATCGTCCATTACTAAAAATATTCTTTTATCAATTATTTTTCCTGATGTTTTTTCTTTTTCTTTCAACATTTGTTGTCTTGATATTATATTTTTGATTATTTCAGATTTATAATTTAGATAAATAAAACTTTTAGGAATAATTTTAGAATAAAATGGATCAGCATTTTCAGTCGGACATATAACAATACCTGCTGGATATCCAGTTAATTTTTCTAAAATGGCTTTAACAACCCAACTTTTTCCTTTATCTCTTCCCGCTATTATAAGAATTGCAGGATTTTTACATAATGATCGTATATCAAATTTTTTAATTTGTAATTTATCATTTTTTTCTTTTAAATCAGTTTCTATATTTTTTATCATATTATATTTTATACAATTTCTATATAATTTCTATATAGTTTATCTTGAAAAAACAACACCTGCAATACCGCTTGAAACACGTAAAATATTATAACTAAGACCATAACATCGTAAAACTGCATAATTACTTGAAGTAACAGTTGCATCTGTTTTTGTTTTGATCAAAATATTATCAATCTGGCTCATATTACATGATCCTGACGGTTGTATTAATTCTGGATGTAGCCCAAACGAATATACATTTATTCCAATTTGTGGTGCATATTTAAAATGCTGATATGGTTGAATCATATTAAAATAATTACTGTCTCTAAATGATACCCTTTCATATCCATTTAATATAACTGTTTCATTTAATGCAATATTCCCACCAACAACATCACCAACATCATTGTTAGGATAATTAGTATCCGACGATATTTTATGTTGATATGAATTTGAATAATTAAAATAATCTTTTGAATTAATATTATATTTCATTTGAATAACCCATACCATTAATTTACATGGTTGATCCATCACTATTTTTGAACTCCGTGTAATTCCATCAATTACTACATCTGGTGTAAAAAATAATTGCTCTATTAAATAATCCCTTTTCATTTGAACAATCTTTACTCTTTCTTCATCATCTAAAAAATAATAATCAACTAATAAATAACAATTTTTTAAATTTACCCTTAATCTCGGAAAAGAATATTTAACTGATACAACATTAAAATCTGGAAACATTATAAAACCACTTGTCTTTCCAGTTATTTTATAATCAGCTGGATCAGCATTAATACTAATATTTCCATATGCATCAACAGTATATAAATATGTTAATATATCACTCGGAGTAATTGGATATGTCGTTAATGGTATTCCAGTTAATGTATTTGTTGTTAATTTAACATAATATAATCGTTGTGTTGATATATCATATTTTATAAATAATCCGGCTCTTATATCACCATTTATATTTTGTTCAATGTATTCATAATCAGTAAAATTACAAACAGAATCAATACATTCAACATAATTCGTTGGTGCAGTTATATAACATTTGTCAGCATCATTAAATTCAATATTTATTTTTATATCACTATAATGTAAACTTAGTAACGGAATATATAATCCACTCATTCTACAAAACCAAAATTGTAATGGAACATATAAAGTATATTCATCCTTCGTAAATGTAAAATCAGTTAAAGTGTCATCTTCTCCTATCATTTTTAATAATCCTCTCCTATTATCACCATTGTATCCACTTACTAATTCACTCCATATACTTAACCATTCACCATAATGTCTATCAATAATATGTCCATTTATTTCAATTTCAACCAATTTTATAATATAAAAACCTATTCTATGAACCCATGCTATTTGTGATATTCCTGTCTGATCTATTTGTCCTATTATTGGGAGTTTTATAACAATAAATATATTACCTATTAAATCGCCATTAACTCCTAAAGAACACGAAACACGCGTTCCAAAATTAACACTATTAGTATTTGAAAAATTCTGTGGAATTTGTTCTCTTGAAAAATTAGTGTGTCTTTTATACACCGCTTTAAAATATGTAATCTGAGGATCACCTGTTATAAACATATCTTCAAATCCATACGCCACTAATTGCATTATACCTCCAGTCATTTTTATAATTTATAATTTTATATTATATATATGGAAATCTTATTGTTAATTTTGTTATTCATTATCATTTTTATTATTGTTTTTATATTTATCAATTCTAATAAAAAAAAATATCCTCAATCAGATAAATCACTATTTTTATATTCAGTTCCGTGGTGTGGTCATTGTAAAGCATTTGAACCAATTTGGAATGAATTAATCAATAAATTCCCCAATATAAATTTCAAAAAAATTAATTGTGACTCTACTAGCTGTCCAAATATTGACGGATTTCCAACAATAATTCTTGATAATAATGGAACTAAAATTAATTATACCGGTAATAGAACACTTGAAGACCTATCAAAATTTCTCTCCTAAATAATACTTCTTATACATTTTTCTAGCCATTTTAATCATTTCATCTTTATATTTAACTTCAATTAACATATTATCAGAAACATTATCCAAACCATACATTAAACCATATAAATAACATGCAATAGATCCACTATTTATCCAAAATAATACCGTTGAATATACCAATTTTTCCCAATTTCCATTACATGTTAATAAACCATCATATGCAACACATATTATTGTAAAACTACATATTAAAATATCATCAATAAATTCTAAATCTACATTCGTTTTCACTAAATCATAAAAATATTTAATCCTGTATTCTAAATTACTAAATGCTTTTGCCTTTATTAATTCCCCATCTTTTGAAAATCGTGTTTTAGCATAATTTTTCCATAAACTAACATATATAATATACCTTTCCAATTCAGATGATTTCAAAAAATATTTTTTAACTATATCGGATTTTAATAAATCTATTAATTTAAATACCCATTGATCAATTTTAACTTTCTTTTTAATTAATGTAACAAAAAAATTTACACATAATCCTGATAAATAACTATCAATATTTGTTGAAATTATTTTTCCAATACCAATAGATTCATCCACTAATTTATCAATATTATCAGCATAAACTATCCCTAAATTTATCAATATCTGACTTGTTGCAGGTGTATCTGCTGTTCTTGTCACTTGAATATTTTTGTATAATTTGTTTTTTGATATTTTTTTATATGTTTTTTCAATAATTTTTCCTAAATTATCATCATCATTTAATAATCCATTTGTAAAATTAATAAAAAATATTAAATTAGGAGAATTAATTAATTTTTTTATATTAAATTCAGTAATTCCACCATCATCTATAAAATTATATATATATTCGGGTAATGTTCTCGTTCTTTCTCTATATTGAAATGATAACATATCACCGACTAAATATAATATATGACCTGCTTCTAATAAATCCATTAACTATATGAGTTTATATATAAATTAATAATTTATATTTAAAAACTATAATGAAAAACAATTTAAATAATGAAGATAACGATTCTTCAATTGCATTCAATATTATGACGAATTCTATTGATTATTACAAAATACTTGGATTATCACATTCAGCATCAATTGAACAAATTAAAGAAATAGGAAAAAGAAAAATTAACAATTTTCATCCAGACCGTTTCAGTAACTATATATCAAAATTACCAGACGAAGAAAAAGAAAGTGAACAAAAAAGATTGAATTACCAATTTAAATTAATATATGATGCATATAAAATTTTAAAAGATCCAAATACAAAAGAAATTTACGATAAACAATTTCAAATCACTTCCAAAAAAGATTATAAACAAAGTTTTAAAGAATTTATTGAATTACAAAATATGATTAACTTACAATCAGAAGAAAATACCAAAAAAGCAAAAAAAAAATTTGAAAATGAATGTATAAAAATTAACGAAAAACATAGAATCAGTTCAGAAAAATTTAAAGATAAAATTAAATATGACGAATTGAAAAAACGATTAGAAGACTCTAAATTAGAAAGGGAATCTCAATATATTGAAACAATGCCCAAAAAAATATTTAATGATGATAAATTTGATAATAAAGAATTTAATAAAAAATGGAATAAAACTAAGCATAAAAGAAAAACTATAAATGATAAATCAATTATTAAATGGGAAGGAATTGCTGCCGCTAACGATAATGGAATTGAAGGTAACCAATTTGTTTCAGTTGATGATGAATCAACCACTCCATATACAACTGCCAATGTAGATACAAATCTATATAGTACTATTGATATTGATAATGATAATGATGATGACACTTCAAATAATACCGATGAAGATTCAGATCAAAATCAAGAAGATGAAGAAAATACAAAATATAACAATAAAATTGATATCAGTAAAAGATTCGAAGATTTCAAAAATGAACGTACAAAAGATTTAACATCAAAAACAAATAAATCAAATAAAGATTTAATTATGGATAATCCATTCAATATTAGTTCTCAACTTAAAAAAGTAGTTGGTGATGATGTCAAACAAATAAAATTTAAAAAAGGACCAATTGATACAGAATATGTAAAAGCATACAAACAATTAGTATACAACAAACAACATAGTAAATTAAGTAATGAAGATGAAATTGAAGATGATGATATTAATAAACGTTTTGAAAAATCATCGTTAAACAAACAACATAATAATTTAAATAATGATGATGATGATGATGATATTAACAAACGTTTTGAAAAATCATTAGTTGAACACTACAAACGTTAAAAACTAATTGTTTTTAATATCATTATAATAATATTAATGACGGATTTAAGTGAATTAGAATCACATGATAAAAATTATATATCAGGAATAAAATGTCCCTTAGAATTACCAAAAAACGATATGATAAATTCCAATTATAGTTACATTGAAAAAAATAAGTCTAAAAATTATGATACCGACATGAGTACAAATCAATCAACAATTTCAAATTCAATTTCAAATTCAATTTCAAATTCAA